AGTAGACTTCGTTGCTAAAAACGGAGCATTAGACGCTTTAATAAGCGATATCGAATCATCAGAAGAAGAATATTGGGTTTCACGTCTTGCACGTCTAGCAGCAATTGATATTTTAACAATCGGTAAAGTACAACCAGAGCACATGAACTACATGGCGTCACTTAGTGACGATGCGTTTGCTTCATGCGTCAAGTCAGCTACTACACTTGCTAAATCATTAAATGATTCAGTTCAAGAAATTGAAGCAGAGCTTGGTTCAGAACTTACTAGTTAATTTAAATGGTAAGTATACCTAAGTTTATACAGAAACCTGACCCAACCGCCCATGTAGCAATATGTGTTCCAGTTAGAGACCACGTTACATCAACGTTTACTTACAGTCTTGCTATGCTAATGAAGAAGTGTGGCGAGAACGGACAAAAAGTATCATTACACATGGTAATGGGTAGCGAAGTTGCAATGCAACGTCAACAACTAGTTGATGAAGTATTAGAAACAAGCGCAACTCATATATTCTGGGTAGATACTGATATGAAATTTCCAGTTGATGCATTATTTTCTTTGTTATCACATAGAAGAGAAATTGTTGGAGCAAACTATAGCACTAGAGTAAAACCGCATAGACCCGTTGCATTTAAAAACGAAAACAATCTTGATAAGAGAGTGTTTAGTGGGCAAGGCATTGAAGAAGTGTTTGCATTAGGCAGTGGTCTATTGTTGGTAAATAGATGTGTATATGAAAATATGTCAAGACCTTTTTATAGTATTGAATGGAATGATGACTATACTAACTTAATGGGTGAAGACATATATTTTTGTAAAAAAGCATCAGCGCACGGATACACTTCACATGTAGATCATGCGTTAAGCGAACGAATTGCACATATAGGCATGAAAGAATTTACAATAAAAGGCGACTGTTATGATTAATAAAACCTCAACCAACTCTCTATTAGACTTTAAAGGGCAAAGTGTTATTACACCCTGGGATAGATTAAAAAAATATATTTTTAAAAGTTATCCTGTAGTGCATGTTGATAAAAAGATAACTGACACAGAAGAACTCACAAAACTTGCTGCAGAGCATGTAGGAAAGTCAGATATGGTTTGGGTAGTACTTGATACTGCTACAATTAATCCGTTGTTTCCTTGGCATTATAGACCAACTGATATGGGACATAATGTTATTCATAAATTTCCAAAAGTAATTAAAAGAACAGGTCGTCCAGTAAATTGGGGTGAAATTCAATTAGTGCCAACTGGCGGTGTAGTACATGGAGTAGTAAAAAATAAAGTAATAGGAACGTTCCACGAAGCAGACTTTGATATTGTTATGATTAGTTTCCACGAAGCTGAAGCAGACCATAATTATCAAACATTGAAACTTCGCTTTCCAGATGCTATTCATATTAAAAATGTACAAGGTATTGGCAATGCTCACAAAAAAGCAGGCGAGATGGCTAAATCAGAAATGGTATATATTGTTGATGCTGACGCAGACATTATGAAGGACTTCTGTTTTGATTATATTCCACCAATGGCAAAACGAACAAACACAACATATGTTTGGTATGCACGTAATCCAATTAATGGATTAGAGTATGGATATGGAGGCATTAAATTGTTTCCAAGACAACAAGTTATTGAAATGGGCCACGTGCTTCCGGACTTTAGTACAGGGTCTGCATTTTATCAACCAATTAGAGATGTTTCTAACATTACTAGATTCAACAGAGATCCATTCCGCACATGGCGTAGTGCATTCCGTGAATGTGTAAAATTATCATCACAAATTAATCCAAATGCTCCTGTTAAAGAAACAGAGGATAGATTAGATATATGGTGTACAGTTGATGAAGGCGGACGTTTTGGACGCTATTGTATCAAAGGTGCCAATGAAGGAAAAGCATACGGAATTGAACACAAAGATGACGTTGAAGCATTAAATAAAATTAATGACTTTGAATGGTTACGTGAACAGTTTGTTGAGAGTATGAAAAAACGAATTAGCGCAGACTAATAAAGAACTTAACTATAAAAACTATCTATGCATTTCGTGGATAGTTTTTATTTTCTTTAAAAAATCCCTAGAATTACATTGAATTTTTGCACCTGGATGTAAAGGCCTTGGCCATTTTTCTATGGCAACCCAACAGTATCCATCGCTTTCTATATTTAGTTCGGGAATGAACTCTTCGGCTACTAGTACAACAAAACTGTTGTATATAAACCTTCCGTTTTTACTTGTGAATTTGCTTATTGGAATAACTTTAGTAATATTAGTTTTGCCTACTTCTTCTTCTATTTCTCTATATAAAGTTTCTGAAGGTCTTTCTTTATTCTCACTTTTCCCACCAAAGAATCCCCATTTACGGGCATGAGTAACTCCATCACTTCTGAGTTGCATCATTATTCTTCCGGTTGTTGTACTTAAAAAGATACAACCACTTGCTTCAATCATTATAAGTATAGTCTCCAAAAGCCTGCATTGTATATGGCTTCGTAACTATTAACCCAAGTTTTACCATTCCATTCAAGTTGATCTTGTGAGCTTGTATTATTTACATAGTGTGTTGTGTTGGCATTTGCAGATGCATCAAATGATATAGTCCATGCAGTACCGTCATAGGCTACAATGTCATATCTGTCAGCACTTGTTAATCCATCCCAATTTTGACTTACAGGAATTGCATGCAGTAATAGATATCTTTGACCAGCTACTGCACTAGGTATAGTTCCGTCACCAGGATAGTTTGTCATTCCATTTACAACTCCACTAATGGCGCCTTGAGTATTAGTAGGTAGTGTAGTTTGATCAATTGCTACAGTTAATGTAGTAGCAGTGTCGGCATACAATCTACCAATAATATCATTATCAGCATCGCCTGGGTCAGAACTCTTTCTTAATCTAACCTGACTTATACCATCACGTAATTCTCCATATGTTTTTAAATCAGTTGTCCATGTAACAGGATTTCCTTCTGCATCAGTTGCAGTTTCAGTTAATGATAATATTGTTAATTTATTATCTTCGTATTTAACTTTTCTATCTTCAAATGTCACTACAGTATATTCTACTGATGTTTTACTAAATGGTTTATTTTCTTTAAAATTATCTAAATCTGCATCACCTAAATTATACATTTGGTTAATAACTGTATGTATAAGTTTTTGCTGTTTAACTTTAGCAGGTGGATTAATTAACACTGGTAAGTCAAATTGTATAGAAGCAACATCAATAATATCATCAATACTACTTCCAACACTTCTACTACTCCATGTAGTGCCTTTCATTTCTACATAGGTTAAAGAAGACCAGTCATGCTTATTATTAGAAGTTCTGATATCTAGTGTAGGATTGAATAGAACTAATATTTGTTCCATTAATTGTAGTTTTTGTTCTGTGTTACTACTCCAAATATCACAATTCATTGACAACATATACGTAACTGGGTTATGACGTTCTATAGTATATCGGTTTCCAGGCTCATTACTAGTTTCGCCTGTAACGTCATTAACTTTCTTTTCAATTACATGTACTTTATCAATATGCCCTGGCAGTGTTCTTAATTCAGGTGACATTGCTAAGTTAGTTACGTAACAACTTATAAATGGAACAGTGTTAACAATGTTTTCACTGTTCTCACGTGTAATATGTGCTGCCATACGATTAATATCACCGTACCTAACAGGAACAAGTTGCATAATGGGAAGCCCAGTATCGTCCTTACCCATTTGTACACTGAATCCACTAAACAGTCTTATAAACTGTTGAATGTATCTTCTAATTTGTTTATCGTAAAAGTATTGTTGTGCCATTATTTTTTATTCCTAAAAGTCTGAATCTAACCCTTTTTTCTTAGAAGGGGATAGTACTGTACTTAATGCTTGACGTTCTGGGATCTCTTTATCATCTACAACACTGGTTGCATTATTATTAATAAATGAACCTGCATTGTAAGTTTTGTCAGACCATGTTTTGTCAGTAATATTATCATATAGTCGTTGCCATCTTGATCCTCTGAATACAAACAACCTATTTGGATTAAAGTCATTACGTATAAAGAAAGTCCCATCATTTGGACTTACTGGGAATTGATCACCAGTTGCTAATACTTCACCGTGGTCATATGCCTTTGGTGATTCATCATCAACTCCAAACAAATGATCGGCAAGTGGCAGTCCATTTGGATCAGCTTCTTCAGCACCTGCTACAATAGCATTGCTAATGTTAAGTTCTGTTTGATAAGAACTAATTTTATTCTTAAGACTATCTGGATCACCTGCTTGTCCAAGTATATCTTTGTATTCTTGTGTGTCTGTTAATGGTGCAACTTTAATACGCCAAATATGTGGGTACCAAGTTTGTGAAAAACCTTCTGATCCCCTTGCAGCGTCTTGTACTACATAAAATTTATTAACAGCATCTCTGTCTGTGCTTAATAGTAATTCATCACGTAAATGTGGTAACTCTATAACATCACCGGGCATAAGTCGTCTACCAAGTTTTTGTACCATATCATTAATGTGGAATGTAATAAACAGTGTGTCATTTGTTAGAAATAAACCAAACTGGGTTAAATCAAAGTCGTTGTCACTTACATTATATACACCACGTAGTTCAAAAATATCTGGATCGTATTTACGATCTCGGTTTTCCATAAACAATAGATCTTGTATATTAGTTTCATCAACTAATCCTTCAGGATTAATCTCATCACCTGTTAAGAAATCTTTTTGTAGTCCACTACTGTAGTTAGGTTCGGTTGGATCTGTATTTGATTGATCAGATTCTGGACCTAAGTACTTGTGTACATGGATTGAAGTACCACCGATTAAAAATTGTTCTAGGATACTTCTATCCATAAAATTATAATCGTTGCTTTTGTATGGCTTATATAAACTGAGTCTCGGCATTATGTGTTTCCTATTATATACTGTATTTATGCCTTATGGAAATTCTAAAGTTGCTAAATAGTTATATGCGTACTTATTGCGTAATATATAAGAGGGAAATTTATGTTTAATTTTTTTAAAGACAAGAAATATGCTATTTGGGCATATGTCGGATCAGCAGTTATTTTAACTTCACTTTGGATTTCTGTTCAAATTGATGTTAAGATCAATAAATGGTTTGGTGAATTTTATGATATGATACAAACTGCACTAGGTACACCTAATGCAATAACAATGACAGAATATTGGGGCAGTTTAGCCGCATTTGGTAAATTAGCGGCATTATGGATTGTGTTAGGATTGGCTACTAGCTTCTTAACAGCACACTTCTTATTCCGTTGGCGAGCAAGTATGGTTGAATGGTATCACAGTGTATATGACAAGGCTCGCACAATTGAAGGTGCAGCACAACGTGTACAGGAAGATACTATTAAGTTTAGTAGGATTATGGAAGGACTTGGCACTAGCTTAATTGAAAGTGTTATGGTACTTGTAGAATTCTTCCCACTATTAATGGGTTTATCAGTTGGTATTCCAATTATGTTCTTTGGAGACTGGGAATTTGGATTAGTAACAGGCGCTCTAATTTGGGCAGTAGGTGGTACAATATTAATGATTGTATTAGCATGGCTACTACGACTAGTAGGTATTGAATATGACTTACAGAAGAAGGAAGCAGCATATAGAAAGATTCTAGTTGTTGCAGAAGATGATGGAACAATTAGGCCTAAGAGTCTAAATGAACTGTTTGAAGGCGTACGAGCAATCCACTACAAGAGTTACTTATATTATTTGTACTTTAACGTAGGAAGACTTGCGTATTTACAAGCAAATGTATTAGTAGGTTATGTGTTCTTAGCACCTGCAATTGTAGCTGGTGTAATGACACTAGGTGTAATGCAACAGATTTTACGTGCATTTGGACGTGTTGAAGGTTCACTACAGTACTTGTTTAAAGCATGGCCAACTCTAATTGAATTAGCCAGTGTTTATAAGCGTCTTAGAGAGTTTGAAAGACAAATAAAAGAAAAATAATTTAAAAAAAATACTAACCTATTGAAAGTGCAGGATTCTTTTCTGCACTTTTTTCTTGACTTTTAAGCCAAGATGTCTTATACTGTATAAGTAAGTTAAGCAAAAAGGAACAAATATGTTAAATTCAACTGTAAAATTTGAAGATGTAAGTGCAGAAACAATTGCAATGGAAGATAACTGGTTCAAGGATGTTGATCAAGAAACACTAGATAATGAGTTTGAGAACGAAAAAGGTTGACAAAACCAACAAACTGTAATATCATATGTATTGAACTTAATGGAGATATCAAATGGCAAAAACAAATTTAAAGCCTCGTAAGAAAAAAGTAGTGCGTGGAGCACCTCGGATTAAACGTGGCAGTAAATTGATGGAACCATCGTGGGAAGGTTACGAAGAACTAACTGGCGAACAATTTCATAGGAAATCTGTTAGTGACAGAGATTGGTATTATCACAACTTTAAATCTACAGATTTATATCCATCAGTTTCGGAATGGATGCGAACGCTTCCTGATGAATACACTGAAAAAGATATTAAATCAGTTAAAGCTGCACCTACTCATGCATTAAGTGTTAGTGCTGCAATCACGGCAAAAATGTTGTTAAACGGCATGCCAGATTATTATAAAGCACATGACGACTATTGGCAAACATTAGCAGGAACAATGGGCGAAGTTCGCCCCCTTACAGTATTTCTTAAAAAACGAGTTGAGCATGCACGTTCACAGGGTGTATTAATTTTAGAAACAAAACAAGAAGAAGCAAAGGCAACAGTTGGAATACATGTTCCAACTATACAAGAACGTATGCGTGAAGCATGTGTTATAATGTCTACGGAAATTGAAGAGTTTGTAGTCACGTTTTTAGAAACATACGATTCTAAAGCATTACAAGATTTTGAACCAATTACTATTTTACGTAAAGCACAAGCAAAAGCTGGGCATGCACGTTTAATTAAAACATGGTATCAAGGCGAACGTGATGAAATGTTTGATCTAGTTAATTTTCCTACTAGTGCAAAACTTAAAAAGATGAGCGAGCATGAACAAGATATGTTTGCACAACTAAAAGAAGGATATACGCACTTATCGGCTAAGCAACAAAAGTCCACATTAGAAATGTTTCAACGCATTACTGATGCATGCGATATTATTGCAGTAGAGAATAAAGCACAACGTAAGCCACGTAAAGCAAAGTTTAAGCCAGCAGACCAGCTTGTTAAGAAACTTAAATATAAAATGAGTGATACTACTTACGGTATTGCAAGTGTTCCACCTGAGAAACTAATTGGTGCAAACATTGCAATGGTATTTAATTGCAAGAATCGTAAAATTGGATTGTATTATGCAAGTAATATAGACCCAACAGGCATGGGCAGAGAAGGTTCAGGGCTAAGTGTTAAAGGTACAACACTGTTAGGTTACAACGAAGAAAAAAGTGTGCAACGCACAGTACGTAAGACAGATGAGTTTTTGCCAACAATTAAAAAAACTACAAAGTCAAAAACAGAGAAGTTGTTTGAAACATTAAAAACAACTGAAACAAAACTTAACGGTAGATTAAACGATGAGACTATAATACTGGCGGTATTCTAAATATGTTTATCACTCCATACGAAATCTTCAATAGAAATGAGGAAGATAAGTTTGCTATCATTGTAGATTGTAAGAACACAGAAACACCATCACATAATATGTTATTAGATCAGCAATTAGGATTGGTAACACTTGCATCAGCAAAAAAGCAAGGACTTAGTAATATTGTATTGTTTGAGGATAGAGAAGATTTTGATATAGCAGTATCTGAACTTAAAAAAATGGGTGTGTGGAAAATTATATATGTTTTTTCTGGCACAATGTTTGGAGATAAAAGTGTAAAAACTATTAGACGCTTTCCGCATCTAAGTGCATTTGTAAAAGATAATTATGTATTTAGAAAATTTTTTATATTTGAAACAGCAAAAT